AGTCTCACGCCATCCCACATTTGGTGTATCTGTACCCTTGATGTGGATACAAAGGAGGAAAGGACATTCTATAATCCTACCTCTGTCCCAGAAGAGAAGGAAAAGTTCAATGACTTTTGCCGTAATGTCGATAAGTTTATTCTACATAATGGAATCGGTTTCGATGTACCAGTTATCCGTATTCTTCTTGACTCACCCATAGACAATGATCAGGTGGTGGATACCTTGGTTATCTCTAGGTTTAAGGACTACTTGATAGATAGGTCCGTGCCTCATACTTCTTCATTGTATCCCTATCGACATAAGCATTCGCTTGAAGCATGGGGTGAACGTCTTGGTTATAAAAAGACCAGTTTCAAGGCGTTTGACAAACTATCTCCTGAACTGGTTGACTACTGTACTCAGGACGTGAGGGTGACGTACCGTCTTTATAAGAAGTTGTTACCTACTCTTCGAGATAAGACACAGGCCCAGGCACTAGAGGTAGAACATAACATTCAATGGTTGTGTGAACGAATGACAGACAACGGCTTCTGTTTCAGAGAGGACGAGGCAGAAGAGATACTAGGAGATGTAGTAGACAGGAAAGAGAGCCTTGAGGCTGAGATGCAAAGGGCTTTCCCGCCTAAGTTACAGCAGGTACATCAGGTAACACATCGTATAGCTAAGGATGGTAGGGAGTTTGTCTCAGTCACTAAGAACAAACAGAGGTATCCTATCCATACAGTAAAGGATGGTATGTTGTTGTGTTATGATTACGTTTCGTTCAACCCTGCCTCACCGAAGATGCGGATCGACCGAATGTGGGAGGCCGGATGGGAGCCAGTGGACAAAACGAAAGGACATATTGAGTATGAGAGAACAACCAGACCTTTTTGATGTTAAGACCTGTAATAAGTGTGGTGAGACTAAACCCTTCTCGGAGTTTTACAAACGCAAGTGTACTTGTAAGTGTTGTATAGCAGAGTATGATAAAGCCTACCGTCAAGAGAACAAGGAGAGGATAGCAGGGTATATTAAAGCCTACCGTCAAGAGAACAAGGAGAAGATAGCAGAGCAAATGAAAGCCTACCGTCAAGAGAACAAGGAGAAGATAGCAGAGTATGATAAAGCCTACCGTCAAGAGAACAAGGAGAGGATAAGAGCAAACGAGAAAGCCTACCAGCAAGAGAACAGGGAGAAGATAGCAGAGCAAAAGAAAGCCTACCGTCAAGAGAACAAGGAGAAGATAGCAGAGCGAGAGAAAACCTACCGTCAAGAGAACAAGGAGAGGATAGCAGGGTATAAGAAAGCCTACCGTCAAGAGAACAAGGAGAAGATAGCAGAGCGAGAGAAAGCCTACCGTCAAGAGAACAAGGAGAGGATAGCAGGGTATAATAAAGCCTACCAGCAAGAGAACAAGGAGAAGATAGCAGAGATAAGGGCTAGGAGGAGAGCAGTGAAACGTAGTGCTGTTCCTAAGTTCCTCCGTAACTGCCCTCTTGAAAAGCAGAGGCTAGTCTCTATTTATAAACTAAGGGACATCTTCTCTAAGGCCACAGGAGAGCAGTACCATGTAGACCATATGTGGCCTTTGACTGATGGTGGCCCCCACTGGTCCGGTAACTTACAACTCCTACCAGCACAGGAGAACCTAACTAAACATGCCAGTGTCTGTCCAGACATAAAGGCAACAGTAAAGGAGGCACTAAGGAATGCAAGACAGAGGTACAAAGTTCAAGAGATACGGATGGAAGTGTAACGAAACTAACCTCAACACACTTCCCGACGATGCCCCCGCTGGTGCCCACCACCTAGCCGAGTGGCTGACCCTAGAGGGTAGGCGTTCCTCGCTTGTCGAGTGGTTAGGTCAGTTAAAGGATGATGGTAGGATACATGGTAAATTCTCCCATATAGGGGCTTGGACTGGACGTATGGCTCATAGCAAACCTAACCAAGCAAACATACCTGCCGCCTTTCCTGGCACACCTAGAACTGCTGTAGAGGCTGTCAAGGCTAAGTACGATGGACGTATGAGGGGGTTGTGGCATGTGCCTGAAGGTAGTTGGTTGGTGGGTACTGACGCCGAGGGTATACAGCTAAGGGTATTGGCTCACCTGATGAAGTCAGAAGAGTATGTTCACGCTATTGTGTCGGGCAGGAAAGAGGATGAAACAGACATCCATAACCTGAATCGAAAGGCCTTAGGTATGTCTCACATTACACGGGATATGGCAAAGACGTTTATCTACGCCTTCCTACTGGGGGCAGGTAACGCAAAGGTTGCTGAGATACTAAGGGTCACCCCTCGTGAAGCAGCACAGGCAGTTGAAAACTTCCTACATTCTATCTCTGGTCTAGCTCGGCTTAAAAACAGAACTATCCCTGTCATAGCAAAGGTAGGTTGGTTCACTGGGTTGGATGGCAGAAGGGTGCCAGTACCTAGTCAACACAAAACACTGGCAGGTATGTTACAGAATGGCGAGGCTACTATTATGAAACATGCTGCACTACAGTGGACAAAGCAAGCAGACAAGGCGGGGTTTGACTACAGGTTAGTTACTTGGCCCCATGACGAATGGCAAACAGAAGTGAGAGGAGAGAGAGAAACAGCAGAAAAATTAGGTGACATCCAACGTCAATCAATTGTTGACACTGGGAAAAACCTTGCTATAATGTGTCCTCTAGCTGGTTCCACCGACATTGGAACAAGTTGGGCTGAAACTCACTAACTGGATCAACCACGATCCTATCAATCAAAAAGGAAACGATATGTCGAAGTTTACTACCGTCACTACCACTGGTCCCGTCCGTTGGGCTAGGGTGTTTGAAGAAAACCGTGACCTCCACGGCTACCAAGGGCAGGCTGAGGTAACAGAGGGTGAATACTCTATCCTCCAAATCCTGTCACAGGAGGAGTATCAGAAGCTGGTTAATGCCAACTCACAGAAGCGACCTAAACAGAAGCTGCTGCTGAATGAGCAATTGATTGGCATTCAGTTCACACGTCCACACAAGGTCCAGCTTTCGGATGGTACTGTAATCACGAAGGCCGGAGGACAGCCCGTAGTCAAGCACCCTGACGGGACTGCATGGGACTTTGAAGAGGATGGCACTATTGGTAATGATAGTGTCTGCGAAGTCAAGAGCCTTATCTCTAGAGGTAAGACACATGACGGAGAGACCTATCACCGTACATCTCTGATGGAGGTTACAGTCCTTGAGCATGTAGTCTTTGAACCTGAAGAAGAAGCGGCATAAGGAACAGACCTGTGGGGGATACAAAAAGGAGACCTAATCCTATGGCTAAGGACTTAAGGCAACCTAAGTACCGCCCGCAGGTCATACCTAACAAAAAGAAGAAGCTGCCGAGAAAGGAAAAACACAAATGAGCAAACCACTTAACAGGCTTCAAGACTTTGGGTACTACCAAGAGTTTGATAGAAACGATCCGTATGAAGGGCAAGGCACCTGTGATCAAGGAAAGGGCAGTGGTTACCTCTGGAAAGAACAAGAACCTGATGCAGTAAACCAACCTCCTCATTATGGTGACGGTACTATAGAATGTATAGACTACATGAAAGATAACATGGACACTGTTATGTTTATGGGGTACCTTGAGGGAAATACAAAGAAGTACCTCCATCGTTTCAGGTATAAGGGAAAGCCTATGTTAGACTTAAAAAAAGCCCGATGGTACTTAGATAGGTTAATAAAGGAGTATGAAAATGGCTGACATTAAGACACTAGTAGACGATCTTTACTCAGTACTAGAAGGTAGAGGCGGATGGACAGGGGCGAGAGGGAGTGCTATGGGCAGTACAATATCTCTCCTCGCTAATAAAAGGTTTAGTAATCCCCAAGAACCCAGACGTTACCTATCCTTATCTAGTGTAGGCTCTGACTGTAAGCGTAAACTTTGGTACCGTATTAACAGCGATGATAACCAGGAGACCCCTAAAGGGGCAGACCTGTTGAAGTTCTTTTATGGAGACATGATCGAAGAGTTAGTTATCTCTCTGGTCATAGCATCGGGGCATGAAGTCAGGGGCCTACAGGACCGTCTTGATTGTTTCGGCATCAAAGG